TTGTAGTAGAAGATGATATTATGAGAACACCTCTAGGAGGGTTCGTTAATCATAGTGAAGATCCTAACTGCATCAAAGTATTTGAAGAAGAAGAGTGGGGGAAGATATATCATATGAGAACTATTAGAGAGATTAAGAAGGGTGAAGAGTTGTTTTTGAAGTACACTTTCTACTCTGTTAACACAGGTAACAATTAGTTTACAAAAAACGGTATAAATATATTGAAGGTATATTCTGTACAGAATGGCTTTAATATCGAAGTCCTTCCGCGACTTCTCTTTGACATTTGAAAAAAATGCGGTGACTGACGACGTTCTCTCACTAAAGAACGAGGCAGCCATTAAGCAGTCTGTCAAAAATATTGTTATGTACAATTGGTATGAAAAGCCTTTCGATCATAAGTTCGGTGGTAACATCATTGGTTTGTTATTTGAGAACCATACACCTGCTTTAGAGGCAGAAATTGCGGAGAATTTAAGAAAGATTATCAACATTCATGAACCAAGAGTACTAGTATTTACGGTTAAAACATTATTTGAACCCGATAATAACAGTCTTCTTGCAAGAATAGAATATTTAATTACTGGTATACCTCCAAAAGTTGATAATTTAGAACTTGCATTTAAACCGTAATGGCATTTCAACAGGTTAATGCCCTTGAATTTAATCAAATCAAGGCACAAATAAAAAGTTACCTCAGGGCACAGGACCAATTCTCGGACTATGACTTCGAGGGATCGTCCTTGACGGTGTTAATTGATATTCTTGCATATAATACTTACTATACAAGTGTAAATGCTAACCTTGCAGTTAATGAAGGTTTCCTTGAGACAGCGGTTTTACGTGAGAATGTTGTAAAGCTTGCTAGGATGATTGGTTATACACCAGTTTCTGCACGTTCTTCTAAAACAATTGTCAATATTTCAGTTCAGACAACGTTCCCATACCCCAAAACTGTAACTCTTAATGCTGGATTAGTACTAAACTTCACAGGATTAGATAATAATAACTTTGTATTCTCTACTCCTGTTGATATTGCCCAGTCAGTTGATAGTTTATCGGGTATCGCAACGTTCTCAAACTTAGAATTATCAGAAGGTGTATACCTAACTGATACATTTGTACGTGATATTAACCAAAGACAGCGTTTTATCTTAACTAACTCTAACGCAGATACCTCAACAATGCGTGTAAGGGTTACTTCTGGTACTGTTGTAGAGAGATATCTACAAGCAACAGACGTTACTAAGATAAATGCTGAATCAAAAGTCTATTTCTTAGAAGAATCTGAGTATGAAAGACCTGAAGTACTCTTTGGAGACGGTACTATAGGTAAAGATTTGGCAAATGGAGACGTAGTTGCAGTTACTTACACCACTTCTTCAGGAACTGGTGCAAATGGATTGCAAGTTTTCACTAATATTGGTAATTTTAGGGATGATCAGAACAATGCAATCACTTCTGGCATCACAATTAGCCTTGTAAGTAAGCCAGATGGGGGTTCTGCACAAGAAACTACTGAATCCATCAAGTTTGCTGCTCCTAAATTCTACTCTGCGTTCGGTAGAGCAGTCTCAACACGTGATTATGAAGCAATTATACCACAAATTTACACGAATGTCTCTTCTATTGCCTGTTATGGCGGTGAGGAGGCATCTCCACCTCAATATGGAAAGGTATTTTTGTCAATTAAACCAAAAAATGCTGATAAATTATCTCTTTCAGAGAAAAATGTCATTTTGAAGAAGCTCAGAGAGTATTCTGTTGCTGCAATTCAACCCCAAATCGTTGATCCATCTGTTCTATACATTGATTTGACTAGTTTTGTTTATTACAACCCTAATGTAACACGTAGAACACAGGATCAGATTAAGAATGTAGTAATAAATACCCTAACACTGCTCAATAAAGGGTCTGAGTTTAATAAGTTTGGTGGAAAATTCAAATTCTCCAAACTTCAAAAGGTAATTGATGATGCAGAAACCTCAATTACTTCTAATATCACTCGTCTCAAGATGAGAAAGAACGTAACAGTTGATTTAAACACTCGTGTTAACTATAAAATATGTTACGGTAACAGAATTAAGCAAGGAACATCAACAGAACCTTCTGTTTCCACTAGTGGATTCAAGATTTTGGGTGATACAACCAATACTTATTACATGAATGATGACGGTGCTAAGTCGTTAAGGTTGTTTTACGTTAAAGGAACGGGTGAAAAGGAGTATGTTGATGGTTTGTGGGGTACAGTTGATTATGATATGGGTGAAATTGTCATTAATGACCTGACAATTACATCAACTGATGTTAGTGGAAATGGATTGCAGATATCTGCAGTACCTTTATCGAATGATTTAATATCTTTACGTGAAACCTATCTAACAATAGGTATAGATAATACAGCTGTTAGTGTTGTAGAAGACACCATCAGTAGCGGTTCAAATCTCTCTGGAACAGGAGTTGTACCAGAGTCCAGCTATAGTTAATAAGGCATGACAAATTCTTCCTGGAAAGTTGGTCAGTGGACTACCCCGACCACCACGGTTACAGTAACCCCTGTTCCGTCGGAGGTCACTTCAGAATCTAAAACACAGATATCCCATAATATTGCGGGGCAATTTCCACAATTTGTCTCAGAGGATTATCCTACGTTCATTGATTTTGTAAAAGAATATTATAAGTCACAAGAATTAAGAGGATATTGTTTTGATATTATCAATAATTGGTCAGATTACTACAATATTGACAATTATGGCGATTTAGTTACTGAAACTAAGCTGATTTCTGCTGTAACAACATCTTCGACAGCTGTTGACGTTGAATCTACTCGTGATTTTCCATCTGAAGGTCTACTTTTGATTGATGATGAGATAATTTACTATCAAAGTAAAGGATCTACCATCTTTAACAATTGTGCAAGGGGTTTTGATGCAATAAGAGCACTTGGAAAGGAAGGAATCTATAAATTTGAGGAAACAACTGCTGCAACTCATGATCTTGGAGCAACAGTTGTCAATTTAAACAACATTTTCCCACTTTATGTCCTTGGAAAGTTCAAAGAACAGTTTTTAGCGACTTATCCGAAGAATTTTGCGGATGGAGTTACTGAATCCACTATAGTTAAGCGAATTAAGGACTTTTATGCCTCTAAGGGGTCTACTAGGTCGTTTCAATTTGTCTTAAGGACACTTTTTGGCGTAGAATCGGAAGTTAGCTACCCAAGGGATAGAATTTTCAAGCCATCAGATGCATATTACACTTCTAGAGAGGTAATTCGTGCTGTTGCTGTTTCTGGAGATCCAACTGATCTTGTAGGGCAAGTATTATATCAAGAAAATGATGCAAATGACCCAAATGTTGCAGAAGCAAGAATTTATGTTAAAGGTGTCGTAGAAGTTTTCACTGCAAGTGGTTCAGTTTTTGAAATTGATGTAGATACCAATAATTCAACAGGAACTTTTGTAACTCCATACAAAACAACCCTTTCTGCTGATGTAGGTGGAAATATAACTGATACTGTTATTACTGTTGACTCTACTCTTGGTTGGCCTCAAGAAAATGGAAGATTCAGGATTGAAGATGAGATTATTAGCTATACAGACAAAACAGTTAACCAATTTCTAGGATGTAACCGTGCTAGAGAGAATACACTCATTGTAGCACATGATGCAGGTCAAGAAGTCTTTGCTGCATTCAAAATTTACGGTGAAAGTAATGTAGATGGGTCAACAATCCAATTAAAGGTTTATGGTGGTACTAGAGGTGTAGTATTGACTGATGGTGGTAAATATTACCTTCCTAACAGTAAAGTTACAACTCCCATAGCACCTGGCTTTGATAGTATTGATCCAGTATGGGATTCATTCCAGTATAATATTAGACGTGCCCTCAGAGGCGTTTCTGCGACCCTAGGAACCGTTGCTGCCAACGGTTCAGTACGTTGTACTGTTGTAACCAAAGAAAAGCATCGTTTGAGGAGAGATGATATAATTAGGATCTTAAATGCTCCTGAAGACATTTACAATAATCAACATGATGTTGTTGGTATTATTGATGAGAATACATTTGAGTTTATTTTCTCTACATCTCCTGCTAGTGGAATTACTAATTTTGAATTTTACATTGCTAGAGAGTTTGCATATGGAAATAGTGACTATTCATCAATTAAGAATATAATAAGTCCATTTCTTACAGATGTACAGAATACATACAAGTCAGCAACAGACGTTATTGTAGCTAGTGCAGGTATACCATCACATAAGATTGGTCCATTTGCTGCTGGCGACTTGAATCCAGGAAACCAGAGATATCTTAAGAGAATACCCGCAACTCCAAGAACTAAGAGTACAAAAACTGCTACTCCATCTGGACAGGTTGGTATTTCTGCTGTTGGTGTTCCATTTTTCTCTTATAAAGGTAAAGAGAAGGATATTAAGAAATATGGTGGTATAAGGGCAATTGATAGGCTATCTGGTGGTACTGGATATGATGTCACTAACCCACCTACGGTTGAATTTGAACCAGATTATAAACTCGGTGAAAATTATTCAATATACACTAAAGTTAAGCATAACGGTAATAGGTATAAAGCATTAAACACAGGAGTTGCTTCTTCTATTGATTATCCAACTCATACAACTGGAACTTTAGTTGTAGGAACTGTTAGTTGGGAATATGAAGGTGTTTCTGCTGCAGCAACAGTAACTGTTAATGGTTCTCTTACAGCAGTTAATATAACTGATGGTGGTAGTGGATATCTCACAGAACCTATTGTTTCTGTTATTGGTGGTGGAGCAACCGCAGGTAATCAAGCAACTGCTACAGCACAAATCACTTCTGGTAAAGTTACTGGTATCACTGTAAGTAATGGTGGAACTGGATATACATCTGTACCTACTATTGCAATTACTGGTGGAAGTGGTACTGGAGCCACAGCAACCGCAACTTGTCGAGGTTCTATTGATACAATTAATATTACTAATGCAGGAAGTCAATATACTTACGAACCAACCATTGATTTGATCTCTGGTAGTGGTGCTGTTGCATATCCATCAATATTGAATGGAAAGATCGAAAGTATCATTGTTACATTTGGTGGTAGTGGATATTTCGGTGCTCCAGACGTTCTTATCCTCGGAGATGGAGTTGGTGCTACTGCATTTGCTGTTGTGGATCCAAGTACCAATATTGTTACTGGTGTTACTATAACAAATAAGGGTGCAGGGTATTCTGCAGGTGCTACAACTGTTAGTATTGTGTATCCTGGCTCTGGTGCTTCATTCCAGACTAAACTTACTGAATTAAGTTTCAATGAAGCAGCAACTGGTGCAGAATTATCAGATAATACATTTGTATCTCGTAAAACTACTGATAGTGCAGGTGGTGGAGTATTCCAAGGAGAAAACTACCTAATCTATGGTGGTGAGTATGGATATCTTTATAATCCTAAGAAACTTAGGTTCCTTTTGAGAGATAACATTGATGAGAACTTAGTAGAACTAACTCCAACTAAACATTCACCGATTATTGGTTGGGCATATGATGGACACCCCATTTATGGACCATATGGTTTCGCAGATCCTGAGAATACCAGTCCATACAACTCATATAAATTGATGATCTCTAGTTATCGTGTAAAGACTACTAGAGATGCTCTTCTAAGCGGTCTAAGCGACCCTATGGGCACTTATATTGAAGATTATGAATATCTGGAAGGTCTAGGAGATTTAGATCAATATAACGGCAGATTCTGCGTTACTCCAGAATATCCAAATGGAGTTTATGCATATTTCTCCACAATTAAGGGTTCTGCTGGAGAACCAGCTTTTCCTTACTTTGTAGGGCCAAATTTCTACTCAGAAGCAGAAAAAGTCAACTGGGATGGAAATGGTCTTCAGAAAAACTTTACAGAAGATGCAACTAGGTACAAAGCACCATATATCGGAACTGATAACATTGTTGCGAAGAGAAAACAGCTTGATAACAAAGTTGACTTCTTCCTATCACTAGAAGACACTACAACATTGATTGTAATGGAAACTGGTGAGATTTTAACATACCTAGAAGATGGAATTGGATATTATAGTTACTATCCAGTTATTAGAGGTGGTACCGCTGATTCTTTGGTTGTATCTTCAACTAATAAGTATTCATCTGCTGGTGTTGACCAATATTTAATTGAAGGTGGTGGATCAGGATATAAAGTTAATGATAGATTGACTTTTGATAATACAGGTACTGGTGGAGAGGGAATTAGTGCAACTGTATCCGAAGTTACAGGTGGAACTGTTAATAGCCTTGGAAATTTCGTTGGAGCTTACAATGATCTCTTTGTTTCATCAATAACAACTGCAGATAATCATTATTTGCAAGTTGGAGATGCAGTTACTGTTTCTTTATCGAATAATGCTTATGAAAGAACCCTTACTTCCAAAATAATTGGATCTAAGTATTATTTCAAGTATTTTAGTGCAACAAGCATGAAATTGCTTGCTGAGTATGCTAATAGTACTGCATATACCGAAAAAGATTTAATATTTGCTGGAGATAGAGTTTATGAGGCAAAATCTTCTGGAACTTCTGGAACTTCTGCACCAACTCATGAATCTGGAGAGGCATCAGATGGTTCGATGGTCTGGGTTTACGTAAGAAGGCGTACAGACGGTAATTTATATCAAGGTGGTTGGTCAAGTATTACTGGAGGTAGTAATTACCTAGATGGTACATATTCTGGTGTTCCTTTATCAACTAATGGATCTGGTAAAGGCGGTAAGGCAACTATCGTCGTTTCTGGCGGTGCAGTTACTACAGTAACGATTACATCTGCAGGAACTGCATATGCTGTTGGTGATACCATTTCTGCAGCTAATGTTAACCTCGGAAACAACTTAACTCCTTCTGCAGGTTCAGGATTCACTATTACACTAACTGAAGTTGAAACTGAAGCAAGAATACAAACAGATCTTGCTCATCAAGTTGGAATTGGTGATATTGTCAACATTTCAGGAATTACACCTTCTGGATATAATAAAACTGATTATTCAGTTGTTAGAACTGAAACTCTTCGCAAATTTACCGTAAAACGTAATTTTGCCACTATTGCAGTTGCAAATATTGCTTCATCTGAGATTTACGTTCAAGAACCGAAATTACAACTTATTTTGGGTCATAAGTACAAGTTTGACACTTCTGATGCAAGTAATGTTGGAAAAACACTTGCATTCACTTTAGATTCGGCAAATACCGATGTTTTCACTTATAAGAACGTTACTGATGAAGTAAAAGACACAATTACTGGAGATCAGACTTCAATCACTATTTTAGTGAAAGATCTACCTGGTATCTTCTATTATTTTGATATTGAAGGAAGTATAAGTGGAAGTTACTTTACAGCAATGAATGATCCTGTTAGTGGATCACAAACTGTTGCTTCTAGGACAGATACTGCATTTAGTTATTATACTGCTCTTGCTCCTGAAAGTGGATATACATCTGGAGTTACTTACTCTACAAACTCGATTTTCCCCTCAGGTGGCATTGCAACAATTTCTATTGGTGATCCTGGTCGAAACTACTCATCTCTTCCAAAATTAAGTGGATCTAGCAGAGCTGGATCTGGTGCAACTGCAGAAGCAACTATTTCAGGAAATTTAGCTCAAGTTATTGTTGCAAACGCTGGATCTGGTTATAATAACAACGCTTTACCAACTGGAGTTGTAACTTTACCTGATTTCGTTGATTTAACTCTTACTTCTGTATTTGGTGCCTTTATTAAGAATGAGATTGTCATATCCCAAACAGTTCAAGGAAATCAGACTGCTAGAGGTCAAGTTATCTCTTGGGATCCTACTACTTCAGTATTAAGAATTAAACCACTTAAGAACACTAGAACGGGTGCTGCAAATAAAGGATATATTATGTTTAGCATTGGTGGTGGTAATACAGGATTTGTTTATAGTTCAGACTCTCAGGGAACTGTCAGTGCAGTAAGTGGAATTCAAGCAACAGTTGCAACTTCTGTAACTGGTGGTGGACAGTTACAAACTGTAACAGTTACAAGTGCAGGATCAAACTATAGATCTGCTCCTGACGTTATATTTGATGATCCCTATTATGGAATTATTAATTCAGTAGGTACTATTAACGAATCCGTTTCAAATGCCTTTACTGCTAATCAAACTACTACTGGAGTAACTCAAACAAGTGTTGCTCCTGTTAATGGCACAGGTGCTGAGTTTACTGTTATTACAGATAATAATGGTGCAATTTCAAGTGTTACCTGCACTGATGGTGGTGTAGCTTATGCATTAGGCGATGTAATCACTTTTGATGGAACTAAACTTCCTGGTGGTGCTTCTAACGAAGATTTCACTGTTACAGTTGATGGATTGTCACATGCTAACCCTGCGACCATTACAACTACATTAGATGCTGCTGTTGATGCAATTACCGTAACTAATGCTGGTTCTGGTTATCTATCAGCACCAACAGTTACAGTTAGTGGTGGTAACGGTATTAACGCTAAGTTTAATACTATCATCATTAATCAAACTGTAGCTACAATTAATATCGAAAATGCTGGTGTACAGTATCAAAGTGCTCCAGTAGTTAATATTTCACAAGAAACAGGAAAAGGTGCTTCTATATTACTTAAATCCTCTGATATGGGTAAAATCCAATCAATAGGTGGTGATAATATTACTTTCAACTATAGTCATGATATAACTCTTAAACCTGAACTAAACACTACATATAATCTTCAATTAACAAGAACTCAAGTTATTGATTACCTTGATGTTGTAAATGGTGGTGCTAATTTTGTTGCAACTCCAGAAATTGTTCTTGTTGGTGGACAAGGATCCTTATTTGAATTAAATGCTATTGTTGAGAATGAAGTTATTCAATCTGTTGAAGTCATAAAGGCAGGAAGGGGATTTACATCTGGTCCTGCTGTTGAAGCAAGAGTAACTCATACATGGGTAGGATTAGCATCTAATAGTACTTTAAATTTCCCATATAACCCCAAAGTACCTAATGGTACTAAAGTATACCTCACAGAGGACTTAGGGCAGTTCCCAGCTCCATTAACACCCAATACTGCATATTATGTAATTGCTCCTACTACAGGAAATGGATTGGCAGATAACCAAGTTGCACTTGCTACAAGTCTTGCAAATGCTAATCTTGGAATTGCTCAAAAGATAGTTTTCACTTCTGCTCCTGTTGGTGATGGTCAGACTGGTCAAACATACTTTACAATGTATACCAGCGATCTTGGTGACATTATCAATGCGTATATGAAACCTGCTACTTTCTCTATTGGAGAAAGACTTTATCAAGGTGCATCTAATACATCATATACTGCATATGGTTATGTTAAGAATTGGGATGCTTCTGGACGTGTTGTTAGTGTTGAAATTGTAGAAGGTGAGTTTAAAGTCGGTGAACCTGTATTTGGTGAAGAGACTTCTGCGTTTGGTCAAATACATGCATTTGATAGAGCAGATTCAGTATTTGATGTGTCTCCAATTAGTACATCTGCTGCAGGATGGGAACGTACTACTGGTTTCTTAGATCTTAACGAACAGAGAGTATATGACAGTGATAGGTATCAAGAATTCTCATATAATATCTCATCATCTATTAATATTAATGATTGGAAGAGTCCACTTAAGTTTGCTGCTCATCCTGCAGGATTTAAGGTCGTTGGTACACAAGTACTATCGCAAGCAACTAAGAAATCTTATAGAGCTAAACCCACTATCAACTTAAGTGCTGGTAATACTACGGATTGGTGGGTATACAATACTAATAGTATGGGAACTACCTTTAATGGTACTACCTACGTAATTCCTAAGCCATCTGCGAAGGCAACTGGTAAACTTGCTACAATTAATAACTTTGCTCTAGGTAAAGCAGATTATAGTGCTGCTGTTCCGACAGAAGTACAGGTTTATGGCAGACAGTTGTTGGATATTCAAAAGATCTTATCATGTATCTCATATAAGATAGATGATATCAGTGATAGAACTATTTCCTTTGATGGATCTTCTTCTAGTATTGTAGATACTTCTACTAATAGAGTTGTATTAACTAATCATGGATTAGTTGATAATCAGCGTATAATTTATAACTCTGGTGGTGATAGATTCCAAGATGCTAGAGATTTAATTATTAAGAATATTGATTATATTGTTGAAGAGACTATTGGTACATTAAATGCTGCATATCCATCGCTTTCATATAATTCAACAACTTGTGCTAGAGATACAAGATTAGTTGTTGCTGCATGGGCAAATGATTTAAGATATGGTGGTAACTATTTCACTGTAGATGCTACTAACAAGTATGTTGGTAATGTAGTTTCTCAAAGTAATGCTCATATTGATGCTGCAAATCTACTCAAAGACAATAAAAACTTGATTGCTGCTGAAGCAGTGTATCAAATGTTACAAGATCCTACAGTTGGTATTGCATCTGGTTATCCAGGTGTCCCAGGTGGAGATCAGAACTGTATTGATGATATTGTTGATGTAATAGAGGCAGTTGCTTATAACTTACGTTATGGTGGTAATAGTGAGGTATGGGATGCTGCAAACTTCTATGTTAATACTGTTAACTTAGATGGTGAAGAAACACAGTCAGTATGGGCATTTAACAAAGCTAAGGAATATGCTGCAAGTATTATTATCAACACTGCAATTCCTATTCAAGGTACTCACGGTTATACTCAAACCACTAATACTGCACCTACTTACATTGCTTCTGTATGTGCTACTGTGGACTCTGCAATGGACACTCTCTTTAACATTGTTACTACTGCTATTAGTAGTGATAGCCTTGCTACCGTAAGCAGAACTAATCCATCAAATCACATCTTACATATTGAAGGAGAAGAGACTGAAACCATATATGCCTTCAATAAAGCAAGAGACTTATGTAACCTTGCTGTAGTCAACAACCTACCTATTGGTACATATACCGCCAGGAATCCTATAAGTGACTTAAGTATTACAGCACCCAATGACAGTTGTGCAACTGTCACAAGTGCCATCACTTCCTTTGCTAAAATCATCACTGATGGTATTGACAATCCTTCAACTCTACCAAACCCAGATACAGGAAATTACCCTCTAGTAAGAACTGGTGTTCCTATTACTGGATTAACTAATGGTACTGCATATTATGCTAAAGTAATTGATGCAAATACCATTGAACTTAGAAATATCCCAGGTGGTACTAAGATTAACCTAACTGCTGTTGGTGGAGGTGTAGGACACTCTATCAGATCATCTATTGACGGTACTAATAAGCAGTTTAAGATAACTCATAATGGTGTAGCAATGTCCACTAGATTGGGTAAAACACCAGATAATGATCAATTATTTGTTGTTGCTAATGGTCTTGTTCAGAACCCCACAAACTACACATATGCGAATGATGTTATAACATTCAACCAACCACTACTAGCTGGTACATCTGTACTAGCAATGTACTATGATCGTAAGTCAACTACTACAAGTTTCCAATTAGATACTCTTGGAGATCAGATTAAGACATTTGATGTTGCTAATGGTTTAACATCTGGTAATGGATATACTAATGGTACATATACAAACGTACCTCTTAAGAACAATCTTGGATCTGGTAGTGGTGCTACTGCAGACATTACAGTTGCAGGTAACAAGGTATCTAACGTTGTATTGAATGCTTCTGGTATTGGATATACTGAAGATGATGTATTGGGTCTATCTAATATTGGAGAACAGTTAACTAACAACTATGTTCCTTCCACAGCGACTTATACTCCTGCTAGTGGTGATTTAGAGTTAACTATTGGAACTCACACCTTACAGGTGAATGATAAGATTAGAATTGCTAATAATTCTCTAATATTCAGTTGTACTCATGGAGCTGGTAATCATACCTATCCTCGTAGTACTGATCCTATCGGAAATCTCTTTGATGTTGAGATTACTGCTAAGACTTCAACTACTATTACAGTTAATGCTTTACAGGGAACATCACCAACAAATACTACTGCTCATACCTTCCAAGGATTAAGCACATATCAATTCCAACCAACTAAGATTAAGTACATTCCTGCAACAGGTGAGATGGTTGTCACAGCTGCTGCTCATGGAATGAATAAGGGAGATAGAGTACAAATCGCTACTGATTCTCTAACCTTTACATGTTCTAAGGATAATGACACTAGCAACCACACATATCCTCGTGCTGCAGATCCTTCAGGTGGTGCATGGTTAACAATTTCTAGTGTAACCACAAATGCCTTTACAGTTAATGTTGGTGTAAGTGATAGGTTCCAATTCACACCTATTGATGCATCATATAATGCTACTACAGGTGACATGACACTTGATATTGGTTCTCATTCATTACTTGCCCCAGTAAGTCATACTGCAACTGATGCTGTTTATACACCTGCTGATGGTAAGGTTGTTATTACAGTTGCTGGTCATGGAATGTCTAATGGTGACAGAGTTCAGATCGTAGATGATTCATTATCATTCGATTGTACTCATGGTTCAGGTACTAAGACTTATCCTAGATCAACTGACCCAATTAGCGGTAAGTTTGTAGAGATCTTTGATGTAACAACTGATACATTCACTATCCAGTGTCTAGAAACTATTCCATCAACTAATACCACTACTCATACATTTGTATCTGCTGTTGCTAGTGGTATTAAGCAAGCAAGAGATTTTGTTACTGTTGATGAGAATGGATTGATCTTTACTTGTGAAATGGATGACAGAGCTACTGAGCATTCTTACCCAAGGAAGAGTGATCCTGCATATAACGCCCCACTCGCTGTTAAGGCAGTCTCAGGCGACGTTATTACAGTATTTGTTGGTAAGTCACCTATAGTCAATTACACCCCTACAGGTGCCACATACGAACCAACTACAGGGGTTATGGAATTAACCATTGGTTCTCACAGTATTGTTGCTGGACAGAGTATTAAATTGGCAGAGGGTGGTGTAACATTCTCCTGTACACAAGATGGTAATACTGCTAATAAGGCATATCCAAGATCATTGACTGATGGATTTGACGTTACTGCTGCTAATTACAATCCTGATAATGGTACTATGACAGTTACATCAGTGGCACATGGTATGGCTAATGGTGACTGGATCAAGTTTAAGCAAGAATCACTAACATTCACATGTGATCTAGATGGTAATAATAAGAGTAAGCAATATCCACGTAGTACAGATTATGCCAATGATAGATGGTTAAAGGTATCAAATGTTACAACAGATACCTTTGATGTTGTCGTTCTTGACACAATTCCGTCAACCAACACTGATACTCACCTATTCAGCTCATTAGCTAAGTTAAGTCCAGAGACTGCAAGTTACAACCCAACTACGGGTGTAATGAGCATCACTAACAAGCAATTAACTGTATCCGCAGCTACTTACGATCCTGCTAGTGGTCAAATGGTATTGAATGTTGGAACTCACGGATTGACAACTCTTGATAGTGTAAGGATTGATACAGAATCATTAAACTTCAGTTGTGAGTACAATGGTCAGACACAGACTAAGGCATATCCAAGAGCAGCTAATGATTATGTCAACAACGTTGATATTCCAATTACAGCATATACACCTACTACTATCACAGTTAATGTGAACGGTGGTCAGGGTGCTATTAGTCATGCTGTTCCCCATACCTTTGTAAGTGCTACTTCTAATGGTGTTAAAGTATGTCATGGATTGTCTAATGGTGATTTTGTTAAGATCAAAGATGATTCATTAGTCTTTAGTTGTACACAGGGTCTAGGTACTAAGACTTATCCTAGAGCATCTAATGCAACATATACTGCTGGAGCAGGTACTACCTACAATCCTAATACAGGTATCTTAAGCGTTACTACAACTGCCAACCATGCAATTCAGGTTGGTGACTTTATTAAGTTGGATGATGGTGCACTATCCTTTAGTTGTACTGCTGGATCATTCACACATACTTACACTGGTGGTACGGTAGCAAATGCTGTTAAGGTTAATACAGACAGCAATACTATGAAGAGTGTCACTGCAGCCACATACACTCCTGCAAACGGTCAGATAGAATTGACCATTGGTTCTCATAGTTACACTACAAGCGATACTGTTACTATTACTGCTAACTCTCTATCATTTACTTGTGATGAAGATAGTCATGCAACTACTCACACATATCCTAGAATCACTGATCCTGCATATGAGGCAATATTACCAATCATTGCAGAGACTGCTACAACAATTACTGTTGCTGTAGGTACTGCACAGACTACTGCTGCTACTGCATATCCAAGATCTACAGACTATGCTAGTGGTGAATGGTTAGAAGTATATGCAAGGACTGCTAATACATTTGAAGTTAAGGTATTAGACACTATTCCTTCAACAAATATCGCACCTCATACATGGACAGCTGGTGCTACAGATGCAATTACATTAAAGGATAAGGCAAGTGGAACATTCCTTCCTGTATCAAATGTTACATACAATACATTTGAGGTCAATGTCCTTAATACTACACCTTCTACTAATACAACTGCACATTCATTTGTATCTGCTGAGGCAAATTCAATTACTATTGCACCATTCGAGAAGAAGCGTGACCCATTCTTTGATACTTCATTAGAAGTTATTGCAACTACAGCAACTACCATTAGTGTTGATGTTCTTACTACTGAACAGAGTACAAATACCTATGCTCACACTTATGTGTCTGCATTGAATAATGCAGTTATCACAGGTGGTAATTATACTCATAAGTTTGTAACTGCCAATGCTGGTGCTATTAAAACGGGCGATAGGCATACATTTGTGAGTGCCAGTGCAAATAGTGTCACAAGGGGTATTGTTACTCATGGTGTATTTGCATACAACAAGCTTGCAGATGCAGGTAGGTTAATTCGTGACAACTTATCATTTATTGCAACTACTGCCTATGGTAGAATGATTGCTTCTAATGGATCATTTGTAGTTCCTAATTACAGCAAATGTATCCGTGATACTAGGTTGATATGTGATGCTGTTGCAGATAATATTGAGTTTGGTGGAAACGATGCTACCTATGATGCAGCGACTTACTATGTGTCTACAGTTCATCTAACTGGTGAGGAAGATCAATCTGTACAGGTGTTCAACCATGCTAGAGATAT